TTAACAGTACGATTCATGTAGAACGCGCACTTGCCCATGCCCATAGTCGGGATTCTGTGGTAAGCACGGATCATTAATTCCGTAAGGTCAGCCGCACTTGATTTGGAAACCAAGTTAGACACGTCGATAGAACCAATTCGAACTGCATATCTCCAGTCACGAACTGCAACGCCGCACTTCCATTGCCATTGATCTTGGTATGCTCTCATGCGTTGACCAGCAACACCTGCAGTCGTCTCAACAGTAACTTCGCCATGATCTTCATGAATCAAGCCAGCCTTAGATCCTTTAGGGAAAATACCGTGAACAGTATTAGCACCCCAACAGATCAGCCAGATTGAAGTATTGTCAGATCCTGAACCGCCAGCATCCAAAACATTTTGTCCGTTTACAGCTGCAGGATCAGAGTATCGAACTGACAAGCCTGTGAACTCTTCAGCCGCAAGACCAGAGTTTCCATAAAACAATGTTTGAGCCATTTCCTGATTCATTGCTTCAATGAATGCTTGTGCTTCAGACAAACGAAACGCTGGAGTGTTTCCGTTCAACAAAGCCAAGTCTTTATCAACTTCAGACCATGCTTCAAGCATTCCACACTGCTCATCGATCTGCGCAGTTGTCGATTTTGAAGGCTGAACACCGTTGTTAAGCAAGCGCCATGCAACAGTTGGAAGTCCAGTTCGAACAGTCGTTCTGTGACCAGTTGGCAAATTGCCTTCCACCCACAACATGTCTTGCAAGATTTCATTTGTTTGTGCCAACAGTTCCACGATAGATGGAACCTTTCCTTGAGGATCAAGACGCTTTGCCCAGTCAGCAAGCGTTAGTGCATTTGCTCCAATTGTAGCCATTTAAAACTCCTTTTTAATTAATTTTGTTTACTTCCATAAAAAATATCTTCAATAGATTTTTGACCGCCAGTGTTTACATTCCCACCGATGATCTTGGCCTCTCTCATTGCTTGTCCAATTCTCGCGAATACTCGGACAAGTTCTGGGTGATTGCCGTATCCTGAAGAGTCGAGAGCAGATACAAACTGTGGAGTGCTGAACTTCTCAAGCGTTCGCTTTGCTAGCTCTGCGTTCTCAGCAAATTTCTCGCCACCTATTTCTGGATCAGCGATTGTTTGTTGTTTCCACTGTTCTTTAACCTGTTCCCATTTTTGAATCTGTGAATCGTAATAACTCTTTCTTGCAGTCTCTTCTCTTTGAAGTAACTCTTGCGCTTGATCTTGAGAGAGTTTCTTTTCCTTCGCGTAGGCTTCGAAACTTTCAAGGTAAGCAGAATCTATCAAAGACTCCTCTTGCAGCTTAAGCTCGTACTTTTCTGGTACGACTGGCTCAGCTGGTTTTGGTGCATCCTGCGTAGTTTGAGTTTGTTGATTCGCTGTTGCTGCATCAGTATTGGCACTTGCCTCGACTTTTGCTGCATCATTTGCTTGAACCGCATTCGGTGTTTCTGTAGCGGCTGTTTGCACAGTTTCTGTAGACATTGCTTATTCCCCCTTATTGCTTTTAATCATTTTTAAATAGCTGTCAGGATCAACTCGCATGATGTCTGACATTAACTTTAATCCTATATTGCGCTGTCCCTCAAGGAAAAAAGTTTCACTAGACCCTGTAAAGCTTGATTTAAATACTCCGCACTTCTCTAGCATGTTCCAAATAAATCTTCGACCTTGGTCTGATGCGAGTAAAAACTTAAGATCATTATCCTCGGTATCTTGTTTGAATTTGTTTTTCTCTCTATCGATCTTGATCTGATTCTCATCAGCTGCGTTCTTAACTTTACTCATAATCGTCTAGGCCTTCGTCTAAATAATATTGGATATGGAAAACTATCTGTATCAATAGGAGGTACTGTCCCAGTAACTGGAGGCCAATAAGTAGATTTAAAATATACTGGCGCAAAAAAACCTTTTGGAAACATTAAGACTCGCTTACGTCATAAGTTATAGATGTACGATTTCCGTTTGAATCCACGGTAGCAACAATTCTATCTTTGTCATCAACAATATTTCTAAACGTAATGGTTGTTGTCTCTGCGCCGCTGACTTTGCCAGCAACAGATGAAAGAACTAGACGAAGGGCTTCGCGCAAAGAGTAACCTGTTTCGATATCTTGATTGTCTAAGAGCTCTGCAGTTAATCCCTCAGGACTTAATGGCGTTGCGCCTCCAGCTTCGGCAATCATAAATGCAAGTGCTGTATTAATAGCATTAGAAGATAACAGCATTGTAGTAGTAGCTTGGACAGGAATAATCCCACCAAGAATTGCACTGCTAGAAATTACAATAAACCCACTTGCATCTGCTGATACACCAGCAGACAAATTTGCATTTGAAACTGCTATTGCAAAAGATGCAGATCCTATAAGAGCAATAATTTGATCAGCCTGAGCGTTTGTTAAAGTTAAAACTAAAAACGCAGAGGCCGTCATGTTTAAACCCATTTTTGCGTCGGCATTTGATTTAACAAGACTTAATATCGCTGGATTATAGGACGACATTGCGCCACCAACATTAGGAAGAACCCAGCTGACAGGTGCTAAATATCCATATGGCGTGCCAGATATTTGTCCATATTTAGAAAGTCTATTTTTTAAACTTGCTGGAGGGGAGTAATTGAACGCAGTCATAGACGTTGCAGTACCTGCAAATGTCCTAATCGATGTTCTATTTAATAGAGTGTAGTTCCCTATTAAAGCCAAAGCTTACCCCCAAGCCGATTCAATGTGACCAATAAATGTAGTGCTCGCTGCAGTCGTGCTACCTGCCACATAAATTAAACCAAGAACAGCTCCGTCTACAATTTGCTCAAGACTTGGCATCATGTTAACAAAATCTCGCTCATAGTAAATGTTGGCAGCTGGCAAAGGAAGCATAGCTAGCTCTTTGTACAGGTACATATGATAATAAGTACCGGCAGTACCAGTCGCTGCAGATAATTGAATCGACTGAATCGACCTAATACCTGCATCATTATTTGCTAATGGAAGTGGGAAATAATTTGAAGCTGCCACACCCGAATGAGTGATATGCCCTTGAATTGCCGATGAAGTACAAGCAACGGTGACTGGCATTTGACGAGATCCAGTGCCGCCTGAATTCGTGTAAGTCATCGCAACGTTGTGTGCTACTGCCCCGACAGTTGTTGGCGCTGCATTTGATATCACATAACCAGTTCCACCTGAGGCCATAAAGGCCCGAACACCTGCTCCGGTTGTGTATCTGGTAAGTGTATTTGTATTACTGCAAGTTTGAGCAAGCGCAGAGTTGGCATCGATATAAGGATATGATCCAAGTAAATCAACTAAATAAAATTGACCTATACCTGTCGCTGCAGTTGTCATAAGACCCATGTTTAAAAGTGATTTTAAATCAGTAGAAACTGAGCCACCGTGAAACAATGCTGGCGAATTTGCCGTAGTAAACGGCTGAAACATTGGCGTAATAGTGCCAGAAGATGATCCCCATTCAACGACAGAAATGTTCGATACTGAAAACACACCTGTACTAACAGATGCTTGCAACACAAAGCCAGCTGTTGATGATGCTGTTATTACCTCAACAAAAGTCCCTATTGCCGCTCGGACAGTTCCCGTAGCACCGCCAAGTGTGAAATTAACATTCGAAGATGTCCATGCAGAAATCGTATATTGAACACGATAAAAACGACCTGCAACAATACCTATATTTAAAGAATCAGCCGTTAGAGTTGTCGCGGTACCAGATGTCTTAGCAAAAGTATTAGCTGTTGCTGCCCATCCTGTACCATTTGGAGTCCAGTTAAATAAACTAACTGGAGCAAATGAATTTATAAGATGCTCACCTGGTCCCATTCGATCAGGAGATCCAGGCAATATAGATAAATCATAAGCACGGCCTGCAGTATATGCAGTTGTGATACCAGTAACTTTGTTTATCTGCGATCTAAACTTTTTACCATTCGTTGTAATCTCATTTATTAAATCATCTGTACCTGAAAAACCTGGCATATTAACCCCACGTTGTTTGAATGTTACCGTAAATTGGAGCCGATGCGATTGAAGCATTCGGCAATACTAAGAAAGAAAGATAAGCACCGTCTGGAATAATTGGCATATTTAAACCAGTATCAATTAAGAAATCTTTTTCTGCTGGTACATTGGCTTCTCTAATCGAAAGATTTCCTAAATCTTTACACAATACAAGAGCGAAGATCCCACCATTTGCACTTAGAAACGTAAACGATTGAACTGATCTTATTCCAGTATCGCCGTCTGCTAATGGAATAAACCAAGCGTTAGACATTGCTCCCGATGAAGCGCCACTAGATATTATTGTTCCTGCAGTTGTTGCAAGATTACTTCGGCATAACTTGCTCGTGCGGCCTGAAACCCCAGCTTGATTTGTGTATGTAATAAAAAACTCAGCGCCGCCAATGTATGTTCCTTGAGCTACGACATACGCATTAACGCCTACCCCAGTAGTTTCTCTGGTTAGAGAATTTGTATTATCAAAGACCTGCTCATCTGTAGAATCTCCATCAATAAATGGATAATACAAAAGTGAGTCTATAAATAATAAATTAACTGGAGCAACAGAACACATCGCAGTCACTCTCTTTAAATGCTTTTGGTCAGAAGAGACATTTGATCCATGCTGAATTCCCTCCCTAGCAAGTAAGTATTCAGCCTTGAGAGGAGTTGATGCGTAGAAGTTAGTTACTGGATGTCCCGACATATTTGAACCATCAAACCAAACTCCAGCTGTTGTGACTACAGTCGTTGTCTTACGAAAGGTCGAAGAGTGAGTCTGGCCACCTATCACAACTTTATTGCTGTAATCACTCAAGCTTATAAAACTCATTTTTTAATCTTCTTCATCTTTAATAAAAAGTTTTTTTAAATACTCAAACTTCGCAGTCTGAGCTTCGTCTAATGGAGTGCCCTCTTCAAGCTGAGCCAAGTACATCTTAAAAAGCTGTAAAGGTTTTGATTTCATTAGAGCCAGTTCTTCAGCCTGAGTCATCTATTAATCCAGAGTGAATGACAATGCATTCGCTGCGAACTGAGGCTGAACTCCAGTTGATACAGTGATCGATGAATTTAAAGCTGCTCGAACAATAATATTCCCAGCGCCTGATGCGGTATCAACAATTGAAGCATGAGTAATTATATTCGATCCAGATGTACAAGCTGCAAATTGCTCTAAGTTAGCGTTAGATACTGTGTTTCCAGATACCGTAAAGTCAGTCGCACGAGTTAAAACAACACGCGCATAACCTCCGTATGTCGCCTCAGATGTTACAGCTGTGCCTGCTTCACCTGGATCTGCTGTGTGAAGTGCAAGCCACAAGTTTGTGTTTCCATTCCAGCTTAATGCAGTGCCGACGAACACCTGATTTAAGACTGCTGTCTCTGCTGTATTACTAAATGACATATGCTTATCTCCTAACTAAAGTGATTATATTTATGCTAGTGCCAGATCCACCGCTAACACTTGGCCGAATGTATCTAGTTATTTCCATTACCTGTTCAATTTTTGCTGATGTCAACGCGATGTTATTACCTTGAGGATCTGTTAACAAAGACCAGTTAGTCCCATTATTTGATCCCTCAATATTAACAGTCGCACCGCCGAACGTGCCTGTAACTTGAATCGACCTATCAGCCCATCCTGTCATCTCTAATGGACGGCCAGTGTCGCCTGTCGTAAGTCCAGTCCATGTAATAATGCTTGCCCTGTCTCGCCATGTGTTCAGAGTTTCCACAGAGTAATCCACAACAGCCATTAGATACCTGCATTCGCAAGGCCTAGCATTGCTCCGAGCGCCTTATCTTCTGAGAGATCTGTCTGACTTAAATCCTTGGCCGTCTTTGCAGCTTGCATTTCCATTTGAGCTTGCTGCGCCATTTGTTGCTGTCTTGCTCTTTGAGATCTAATTTCAGCAACCTCTTCGTCTGTTCTAACAATAGAAGGAGGAAGCGAAATAGTATCCGCATAAACGTCAAGAATTTGATCTGTTTTAATCTTATCCAAAACCGAAGGATCAACCCCAGCGACTTGACCCGCAAAGCCTGTAAATCTCTCAATAGCAGAAACTCCCAAAAGCTTTTGAGCTTGAGCCATAATAGAAATGTACTCGACTTTTAAATCAATACCCTGAAGCTCTTGAGGCGGCGGCGGGATTAAACCTTGCTTTACATGAATATCAAAAACAATATCTGTCATGGGATCTAATAGATCTTGATTCAATTGCTCTAATACTGGTCCAAGAGCTAAGAGTTTCTCTTCATGCCGCTCTTCAATCTCTCTTGCTGTGATTTGCCTTCTATCTGTATTTGCAAGCATTAAAAACAAGTCCTCATAGAACGCTCGTTGAATTCGACTTCGAACTTGATTTTGCTTCATTTCCATTTCTTGAATTCTAAAGTTGATTTCATGAGATGGCCGAAACCCTTGCTGTCCAGATACCGTGTCAACATAAGTAATATCGCCCGGCAATATACTTGCTGCTGAGTTTTTTAAAGATGTTGGCCCTGTCATAGGAGGCCGGACCATTTTATCAACAGCCTCCATAACTCGCTTCTCGCCATGCTGAAGCTGCTTCACGTCCCCTAAAGCTTCCATGCCAGGACAAGACGTTCCATATACATCCTCACCAGTTGTCTCCCATCTCGGACATAGGATTGGAAAATAATCGAAGCCCCCCTCTTCAAGCAATCGATCTTCGTATGTGGAATCCATTCCGGAATTTGTTCCGGTCTCGTAATAATATGAAATAAACTTTTTGAATTTAGGAAAAGGATTGTTTCTTTTATAGTCTTTATTCGGCATGATAACATGAGTCACGTCTATCCAAGACTGATACATCCCTTGATCATATAAATTTCTTACATGAACTGAAAATTTAGACCAGTCTGGCTTGCCTGTTTTTTCATCAACCTTGCCGAACTGCTCAATAAGCTGAGCCACTGTCATTCTAAATTCTCTGTAAAAAGTATTTACCCTGCCGTTTTGACCTTTCGCAATCATGTAAGATCCAACAGGAAACGATTTAAAATGAATCACTTCCCCAGTAAAATCCTCTTCAATAGAAACAGGAGCAGTACCAAAAACACCAAGGTCTCCATACATAACAGGTAATATATTATAAAGATTCGATTTTAAATAAGACGTGGCCATAATTCTTTGAACGTCATCGAGCCATTTTTTAACTGCTCCGAACTCTGCAAGGTCTGGGTCTGGCGTAGTCAAACGAAACCAAGGCCGAGCAGGTGAAGTTATACCTGCCATCATTCCAGATCTTAAAGTTCTAGCTGCAAGTGTTGCAGTTGAATCAATAATCTTTTGATTTTTTTTCTCGCCCCTATTTGCTTCCGTAATGCTAAACCTAGATCGGCGGGGAAGTATATAATCAGAAATATCTCTCCAATGAGAAATAAATGAAGATCTTTCAGAGTCTAATTGATTTTTAAGAATGTCTAAATGATGACGTTTTGATTTATACATTTAACTACCTAATAAAGTTTTGCCAGATTGAGGAGCAGCTGAATCGACAGGAGTTCCAAGCGGAGAGGTCAGGATTGTCGAAGATCGACCTTTCCCTGACATCATTCGCTGTCTGTTTTTTGCCGTAGCAAATTTAGATTGCTCTTGAGATTTAGCCTCTTGCTCGGCCATTTGCTTTTCTCTTTTTTCTTGAGCAATCCCTGCCTTTCTTGACTCTTCTTTCATGGCTTCCTTTTGTTTTGTTCCGGTAAATACTTCACCAACATCGCCAAGACTTTGATTTACAAAATTCTCTAGTGAATCAAAATATCCGCCGCCGCCACTGCCGCCCATATTAAACCTTCTTTCCTAGCAATAAATCGACGGGCTTATATCCCATCTTTTCTAAGAGTTTTGAATATCCATTGTCATAATCAACAGGAGCCCCACATAAAAAGTATTTAGCGCCATAGTCTTTCAGAACATTTTCAGCATACTTTATGAGCTTTGGAGCTATTCCTCTTTTTGTTTTTCTATATTCTGGCTTTATATAAATCACATCTTGATAAGCCTGTTTTGCATTTACATGAGGATGGCGATTCAGGAAAAATGTGGTGTAGCCGACTAGCTCTTTATTAATTCTCGCAGTAAACGCGAACCAGCACTTACCTATTTCAAGTGCGTCCATAAGATCAGTATTAAGATCAAGGTCGAGATTATTATGCCATGAAGTCTCTTTGAAGTTCTCGTATATTAACGGCATAACTTCATAACGAACATCGCTGAATTTCTCTTGCTTGATTTCTATTTCCACTTTTCAAAGCGTCATTTAATTTTATTTAAGAATCAACCTCTTTATCGTAATCCATTGGATTATATTCGGACTTTAGTCGAATAGGTTTTTTCATAAGCATTTGATCAAAAGATCCTGCAGCCTCATCCAAAGCAAATGTGAGGCACAGAGCGTCGGCAAGATCCGGCGAATAACCAAGCCGCTCTTTGATAAGGTCCTTTGATTCAAGCTGAAACTTCCCATTCTGAAATGTGTACTGAGGGGCAGTGAGTTCACGAGCAAGCTCTGGCATATTAGGAAGTGCGCCTCCTCGCTTGATCCATTCAGCCATCTTAAACCACATCTCGCTGCGTTTGTTAAAGTATGCTGGATCTGTAGCCTTACCAGAGAAGTGAATCTCTAATGGCGAACCTCCGGCTTGAATTAATTGATCAACAACCCCGGACCCATAACCTCCAGTGCCGTCAATGAATTCAATTTCAGACTCCCATTTAATTTTAGCTTGCATGACTCTGGCTGCTATTTCTTGAGTCCTTGCACCTTGCATGATGGCTGGCTTGAATGCCCTTAATCCTTGGCGCGGGAATATAACAGTGCGATCACTCCCGAATCTTGATACGTCCACACCGATTCTCTTCTGAGACCACATGAAATCCTTTTCATGGTACTCGCGCTGCATGGCCATTGAGACCTCATGCGGACCAAGCAATGAGTTAATAGATGAAGGTGGAAACCTACCTAAGACGTTTACGATATACCATGGAGAGTCTGCGCCGTACTTATCACGCTGCTCTTTAGCCCACTGAAGAGACACCCTCGTTGAGCGTTTAGGATTATCAGGATCAGATGTGATCTCAGTCACATGCCATAAGTGCCGCTCGTTTGTTGCAGCCCTATATAATGGACCTTCAAGATGCGTAGGATTTCCAGCCATGATGATCTTGGTCTCTATACCAGATGCAAGACCTGCCTCAGCTGCAGCCATTACGCCGTCCGGTATGCCCCCGACTTCATCCAAGACAAAGAGAACAAAGTCAGCATGAATACCTGCAAGGCTGTCCGCTTGTGAGTTTGAATCGCCAGATCTGGACCATGTACGCGCCGACATATACCAAGTCTCTGGATGATCCTTAGAGAATATCCGAGTCTTGGTCCATTCGAACTGAGCCTTAAGCAGTGGAGATTTATTCAGCCAGTTGGCCATCTCAGTCCATAGACCATCGGCTAAGTTGTCATAGGATATCGAGGTCGCAACAATCTTGGGATGAGGTCGAGTGAGTAAGAAGTTCCACGCGCACCATGATAATAGGGCTGTCTTGCCTGTCCCTTTTGAGGACTGCATGGCAAGGCGCTGATTCTTTGGGAACGCAGCAAGCACATCACACTGCCAAGGATCTGGCTCAACGCCAAAAACCTCACGCACAAATGAGATTGGATCTTGTCTCCATTTAGTTAATACCGCTGTTGAGTTCATTACTTAGATTTTTTTTTGGTCTTTCCTGCTTTTGATAAAGCTATGGCTATGGCTTGTTTTTGAGGCACACCCTCTTTAATTTGTTTTCTTATATTAGATGAAACTGTTTTCTTTGATGTTCCTTTTTTTAAAGGCATAAGACTTCCTTGTTTTTGGTTACTCTTTAGTTTTTTGCGTATCCATAATAAGATCGTCAAGAGTTACCTTACCAGTATGCTCGACCTGCTCAGTCAAGAGCTTCAGGTTCTTGGCCTGCATCTCAATGGCCTTAACTTTATCGATGAACTTAATCTTTTTCATGAAGCCAGTTTGAATGCGCTCTTGGCCTTTGCCTTCGAACATGTCGGCGACATCGACTCCGACAACAGCTTTAGCTATTTCATCGGGCCATTCTTTTGGCGGCAGCACTGAGCCATCATCGGCCAGGATCTTTCTGATATCGAAGAACGAGAGCTCTCTGATCTCTTTCAAGATTCTTTCACGCGCCCATTCTTTGCGGTCCTCAAGAGCTTTATTATAAAGGTCAAGCTTTAACGCATCTTGCTCTATCCATTTCTTAATGGTCGTGTATCGAATGCGATGCAGAGCAGCAACATCAATTAATGATCCGCCTTCAGCAACAAATATACAAATTTTGTTTATCATATCTGGATCTGAAAAGAAGTCGTACTCGCGCTCGATTTGATTCATCCAAAAATTGTATCAAGGTGAGTCAAAAATTCAAGGTTCAAAAAAACGGTCACGGATGGTCACACTAGTCACACATAAAATCCATATAGGAATAAAATACGAGAATGCATGTGCAGTAACCGGCTTTATGGCGTGAGCACCGTGTTAGCGTGGGGCGTTATACAGCACTAGTAAATAAATTCTTAAATCTTATAATTTATGTGTGACTATCTGTGACTCCGTGACCATACTATAAAATCAACTACTTAACGCACCGTAGTTATCCGTGACCTATGTGTGACCTATGTGTGACCTTTTAAAATTTGGTCACGGATCGGTCACGGATCGGTCACACATACAGTTTTTTCAGAAACATGCCGATAAATTAAGCATGAGACTAATTAACACACTGTGGTATTCGTACATAATCCAGGCCGCTGACAAGAGTAAGCGTGGACCAATTTGGGAAATAACATCACTCAAAAATGAATCTGATGAAGATAAACAAATTATATTGAGTCGATTAAATAGCTTGGCAAAGTCAGAATTCTATATTAATTCTGAAGGTTGGCTTTATTCTAAGAATTATCTGTTTCATCAGAAATCTGAGTCCACACCCTAATAACTTTCTTGTCTGTATTTTTAATAAACCTCTGCTCATATCCCAAAGCCTTAAGAGATTTCGATATAGATTTCTGAGCCCTAATATCAAGCCTTGATGGATCACCTTGAAGGCCATCTATCCATACATCAGTTGTTGAGAATCTTTCTTTGCGGCCCTCCCATGGCTTCATAGGATTGCCAGTCTCAAGCCATTTAATTATTAACTCCTCGTATGGATCTTGCTCGCGTCTAGCCTCTTGCTCTTCTTTCGCCTGATCAGGCACCTCATGCCATGTGCATCCTTGTTCATACAGCCATAGAGCCTCAGCAAATAACTGATCACGGTTATCCTTTATGTATTCAATGTCACAGACTTTAACTCTGATCGGCCAAAACCTTCGACCTCCAGTTTCATCTTGCAAGTATTTATCTTTATTTGTGGTGCCGACAAAGACGCACGTCCTTGGAATATCCACAACTGATCTGCCATATGATGGCCTGTAGGTATCAACCGAACAGCTTAGTTTTTTCTTAATTAAGGTCGAGTCTGATTTCCTGAACTGATCAAGCTCACCGAACTCGACTATCATTCTACCGACAAGACCTTGCTCGAAGTCCTTTGAATCAAGGGATGAGTTAGCCTCAGCGAACCAGTCACCTGCTAGGATCTTTAATGATGTGGATTTAAACGTCCCTTGGCCGCCCTCAAGTATGACCATCGTATCAACCTTGCAACCTGGATTCATGACCCTTGCAACAATAGAGATAAAGAAGTTTCTTGATACAGCTCTTGCATAATCTGAATCCTCAGCGCCCATCGCCTCTTGAAAGAACATCTGAACCCTTGGCGTTTGATCCCATCTGTGAGAGGTGATGTATTCCTTCACTTCGTTTCTTGGATTCTGATAGGCAGCTATTTGTATTGCATCCCAGACGGTATCCTTTTTTAAGGTCGTGAGCTCATAGAACCCTTGAAGTCTTGCCGTGATCTGAAGCCATGAGATGTCATTAAGAGGACGGCGCTCGCCATTCCAGTCCATAAAAACTCTGTGATGAAAGGTATCAAACCAGATGTGAGATTTGAACTCATCCATGTAACATAATATTTTTGCGATATTATCTGAAGAGATGGCGACCTTTCCGGTTTTCTCATTCAGCTTAAGGCCTGCTTCGATGTACATTAAAGTCAGATTTCTTGAGACCTTAACCTCAGTCTCAGATGCCTGCTCGTTTGGATTGCTTGGTTTTGCAGGCTCAGGATCTAGGACCTCAACGTTTGAATAGGTCTGAGGTTTTGTAATAGTTCGAACTAAAGGCTTAGCCCATGAGATAAGGCCCGCATGATCCATACCCTCTGATAAGGCATCAGCTGCATCCCAGCCGTCCGATTTATCCGTATCAATGATTTTAACTTCGGCGCAATGATCGGCTAACAGAGAGGCGATATAGGCCATTGCCTTAATCCCTGCATCATCAGCGTCGGGCCATAGGAGTATCTTGCGGCCATAGACAGATGTGAAATCAGCCTTAGATGCAGACTGAGATCCATTCGGCCAGGTCGTTGCTACATAGGCCGACGTGATTTTCATAGCAGCGTCTGCAGCCTTTTCCCCCTCGCAAATAAGAATAGGTTTGTCAGGATTTTTAAGAATTAAATCTAAGTTATATATAGGCCTTGGACTAGGCCATGCTCTTTGTACCCACCGGCCTGAGGTATCATAGCTGAAAGGCTTAAACTCCTTAGATCCATCGGGTAAATTGTACCTATAAATGTAGAATAGAGGATCACCTTGACCATCCCTGTAGCACCATGTATGACTCGGCCCAGATCCTAAATGGATTTGTTGTGGAGGGGCCGCGTTTGGTGGTGGTTTTATCAAAGCGGTCTTCTCTTTTTTAACGACCGGATAATTTAACTGCGGTCTAGGTTTATCACCAAGATATTTTTCCTTAAGTTCTCTGGCGGCCTGTCCGTTATTTAAGTTCTTACATTTTGCATAGTAAGAAATAATATCATGCCCTCTCTGGTTCGCATCAGCAAAGTCTGCCCACTTGCCAGAGGTTAAGTTAATTCTAAATGAGGTTCCTTTGCCGCCGAGGATACTTGCTGCAACGTACTCATTCCCCTTGATCTCGCCGCCTGGACATAGATCAAAGACAATAGAATTTATATGAGGACGCAGCTGTTCTGCGATCGCTTTAAAATCAAAGTTCTGATTTTGGTTTGTCATTTATCGTCTCTGCTCGTTGTTCATTTAAATCATCCAATGAATAAATAATCTTCCCGATGCCGCCAGCTTTTTGAACGGCATTGATAAACGCGATCTGCTCAGGGCTCGCTTTAAACCCTAGAGTCTTGCATTCGATAGCTGTAAAGACTGCGACCTTAGTACCGACCATGTCTGGAGTAATTGTTTTCGTCGTCCAGCCAATAAGATCGGAGCTCCCTTTACAAAGGCCAGCATGAAGAGGACGTGCGTTTTTTATAATGACATCTTGAGGTGTGATTCTCACTGAGGTTTCCATCGGAGGCTTAAAGAATTTATTTCCTACCCAGCCAAAACCAGTGTTTTGTCTAAAGATCCTGTTTCCTGTTTCAGTAAAGTAATACTGAACAAGGTTGATAAGTTCTTTTTCGCTCATAAAGAAGCCTCGTAATCACGAATGTTGCCAAGCAAATCTTCAGCAAATCTAATTTCTGATTCACTCACAGTGCCAGATATTACAGCTGTCAAAAAGGATCTCATTGAAGGAGGATAATTTTTTAAACCCCGTAAGCTTAAAGCTTTTATAATCAAAGGCTTTCGAAGATTTTCATAGGCGACCTGTCCTAAAGTATTATCGTCACCTTTATACCCGGCCAATCTAGCGGCTTCAGTTCCATTACCCTCATAAAAATTAACAAAGAGCTGTTGTTTTACAGTCAGCCCGATCTTATTTACAGACACACTAGCCCCCAACTAAAGAGATGTTATTTATTTAATTTCTTGCGCTGCCTTGATTGCATCACATGATGAGCCCATCTGTGAGGATGGCTGTAACCACGAGATATTCCGAGTGCGACAAGTTCATCTTTAGTTTTGGCCTTGGCCCTGTCTACATCTATTTTTGTTTTTCTGAACTGCGTCTTGTCGATTTCTTTTAATTCAGTCGCGTCAAATTCTGGCAAAGCATTTTGAGTTTGTTCCTTAATGAAGCTATGCCCACATTCTTTGCACGTCTTTGCAAGCGATGGCATCGCGGCAAAACAAACAGGGCATACCTTTACAGATCCAATATCATCTTTTGGTTTTTTCTTAACGCCATCAAGTGACCACTCCCTATGATCATCGGGTAGCCCATGCTTTTTAAACAATCCTACATGATCTAAGTAAATGATATGATCTTTACCTGGATGTGGACGAAGGCCTCGGCCCATCATTTGAATAGCAAGAGATGTTGACTGAGTAGGTCTTAGAAAAGTAATACACTCAATCGCAGGGATATCTAGACCAGTTGTTACAAGATCAACAGAAGTTAAAATCTTAAGTGATCCTGCTTCAAATCTTGCCAGGGATTCTTTTCGATCCGACCTATCTGTCTTTCCATCTATGTGCTCCGCATAAATACCTTCAGATATAAAAAAATCGCGAACAAATATTGAGTGCTCAACCGATGCACAGAAAACAAGATTCCTTTTTCCACTACATTTTGTTTTATATTCAGCAACAGCGTTGCCAGTGATTGATTTATCCATCATCTTTTCTTCAATATCTGACTTTACATAATCACCCATCCTAACTTTCAGGCTTGAAGAGTCGAATTCTCTTGGCGCAAAAGCCCTGTAGTCACAAAGAAATCCATTTTGAATTAACCATGAAACATCAGGACCATTAACCATATGAGTAGCGAACAGCCTAAATCCTTGCCCATCTAGCCGGCAGGGAGTAGCCGACATTATAATGTGATACGCGCTATGGAAGTACTCATAAACAGTGGCCCATGTTCGAGCTTGTATTGAATGTCCCTCATCCCAAAAAATTAAATCGGGCCGAGGTAATTCTGCAAATCGTCTATACAAAGTTTGAATAGAACATATCTGAATAAGGCAGTTTTTATCTTGAGTAAATCCTGCTGCAATAAATCCAAAAGATAAACCAATCTTATCTAAAGCCCTGGCTGTTTGAAGAACAAGCTCAACTCGATTACAAATAAACCAACATCTTGTTTTTTTTAATGAAGCAAGACGAATCATCTCTGCAGCAATGGCAGTTTTTCCAGACCCAGTGACGCTCTGAAGAATTATAGCGCGATGTCCTTCGCGCATTGATTGCTTAATCTCTTCAATTATTTTTATTTGATAATCTCTTAAGACCAAATTGATTTCTTCCGATCACAGGTTCAACGTTAATTATATCTTCAATTGTCCATCCATAGCGAAACCGTGATCTTGCCGCGTAGTATTTAATATTATGCTCTTCGCAAAAGTGAGATAAGGATCTGTACTCTTTCCCATTATAAAAAATCTTTTTGCATTTTCTAGTATTCTTTCCTTGATCTTCCATTAAAATAAATCTGCAATTTTCTGGGTAATAGTTTTTGTTTGAGTCAATCCTATCTATAGACAGACCCTTTCTATAACCGCTCAAAATTGCCCAGTTGTAAAAAGCTTCAAAACTTTCAAGCCATTCTTTACATACAGAAATGCCGCGATCACCATAGAACCTATAGTCCTTTGATCTTTTGTCGTAGCATCTGTATTTCATTTTATGAAGAACGTCGTAAAGTCTTGTAGAATCAGGACTGAAGTTTTTCTTCATGCTTAGCTTCATCGGTTTTCAATACAGTGAGAGTCGATGGGCGAACCTGCTTCATAATAAAATCATGAGCAAAGATAGATCATTGAACAAACTTATCGATGTCCTCACGCTTAATCGTAGTCTCTTGTGATGTCATTACATAATGGCCAGCTGCTAGATTTCTAAAGTCGTCTCGCTTAATTTCCATCATAAAGGTATCTCTCCGTTATCCGCACCTGGCGCATGGTTAAATGGTTTTTGTTTAATGTGTGGTAAGTCTTTGGCTCTTGCTTTAACTTCGTCATCATCGACGATGACCTCAGCTTCAGTCTCAACTTGATTGCCAATGAGTTTTTCTAACCTTGATGTAGGCTGAACAGTTTTTTCTTGAGGCACTTGTTCTTCTTGCTGCATCTCTGGAGTTAAATCATAAGTCTCATCGTCTGCTCTTAATGCGCCGTCAAGATCTGTGGAAACAGGGAGGCGTTTAATCAATCGTCTGAGTGCAGTTTTCTTATACATCTCATGCTTAAATGCTCCAGCCCATGGACCTTTGTCTTTAGATCTTGATACGTTTTTAACCGCATTGATCTCATCCATAGTTAGGACTTCAATATAGACTGCATTATCTTTTGTCTTGGCCAGTGCGTAACAGCCTATGACTTGGCCTCGATCAATGAACATGTTCGGCTCATGATTTAAATGCTCACCGTCTGAATCCACCCAGTACTTGAACTTGTCTTTTTCATAAATGATTTGAGACGTGATGGATGAGAGCTCGCCAGAGTTTCTCACAAGCTTAAGTAATCCGCTGAGCATAGGCATATACTGAACCTGTATAGTATCGTCCTTACGTTTAAACGTAACGAGTGCTGCCTCTTTACCGTCAAGCTGTAGGCCCTGGCTTGCGGCCTTCATGCATGCAGCAAAGAGAGAGTTTCGATCTGCTTGGACAATATCTGGCGTTTGTTGAATGGCAGTTAGAACTGTTCGGATAAACCTATCAGTTGAAACATGTGAAGGGAGGGCCATTTTAAATTGAGACTCGAGAGCTTTAATTGAATGCTTAAGCGATTCAATCGGCGTGATGTTAGACATTTTCAACTCCTAAATGTTAGACTTGTTGCTTAATAACTATTGCCCTAGGCCAAAGATGTAATCAACAAAAAACAATTCTTAATTTTTAATTATTTTATTTAAGATAATTTATGATTAAAAAAAATTCTAAGCACTGGGATTTTGATAAATCAGATCATCACTATTCTAGTCCTAAATATAAAGCTAGGCATCGAATTAATAAGACTCCAAAAAAACACAGTCTTAGATTTAAAAAACAAAAAAGAAACCTAGAATCAAATAAAATTAATTCTTAAATATTCCAGCTCCCGCTCCTGCTCCTGCTCCAGCTCCAGCTCCCGCTCCTGCTCCCGCTCCTGCTCCTGCTCCCGCTCCCGCTCCTGCTCCTGCTCCATCTTCCATGCTGCTTTAAGTATTGTTTGATTTTGCATTTTATTTTTGTTTTGTGATTGGTGATGGAATTTCTGTAACATCAAGCAAAGCACCTCTCGAAATTACTACGGGCCTTTTGTATGGCTCGGCTTCTTTATGCGCGCCAGTATCGACAAAATCCGCCCATCTTTCTGTTTCTGGAATCCATGCGGCTTCATCAACTAACAACTCAAGATTATTTATTGCTTTTAATCTTCCGGTATAAATCATTGTCACTGTTCTAAAAGCGTAAACTTTACTAATTTCTAGAAAAGATTCATTGCTTTCTTGTTGTGTTTTATCTTCACTAATTAACATTTTAATAAGATCAAATTTGTTCATTTGTTTTTCCTTTTGTTGTTTATTTAATTTTAATTTAAAATTTTTCTTAATTTTTCTCATCCTCCGCAAGTGCTTGTCTGGCTTTAATAATTGCAAGAGTTAATGCTGATGTGTCTTTGTGAGGAAATTGTAAATGAGCCTCAGCGTGACCAATTAAGTCTTTTAAAAGACTCTCAAGCTCCGCGACGATTGCGAGATGGTCTTCTTTCGGGATAACCTCAAGCCATTTTGTCATTTGCGAAACAGAATTAGTGCCTGGATTTACAGATTGAACAATTGTATATATCCATCTGTCTTCGCCTTTAACGGTTAAATCAATGTCGCCAAGTTCAGGTTTAAATCTGACAGGAACATCTCTTTGATTTCCTAGTGCTTTTACCCAAAAAGTCCTGACCTGCTTTTCAGTTTTCATTTTCAACCTCGAAACACTTCGTCACATAACATATTCCAAACAACCAATAACCCTCACAGTAATAACCTTGAGATATTCCAAAATCTTTCTTACCAAGCACTCTCCAAACCATTGCTTTCCACCATGGGAAATCGTCACCAGTGCGCATTCTGAATTCGTTTGGCTCAATGACTTTACCCACCCTCACTCCACTTTTTAACCTGCTTTTCAGTTTTCATTTAGAGCCTTTGAGAAAGTGTCGTGATATTGCCACAACTTTTTCAGGTTGTTTTTATCTTGCTCATCGAGCGTACCAAAGTTTTGAGATTCATAAATCCAAATCCCAAAAGATATTATTTTTAAACCAATTTTTGCTTTAAGTTTTTTCATCCCTCACTCCACTTTCTAAGCCGCTCGATGGCTTGATTGTTTTTAATCCAAATTCCTTCCCACTCAATGTAAGTTGGATACCCTCTTGTGACTTGTCGATGTGTTGTTTCCAATGCTTCCACACATTCCAGCAAAATAGGCAGCACTTCTTTCATGGCGGAATCGTAACCAGCTCTAAATTCATCAGAACACAACGAATGATAAAAACTTACTTGTTTAGTTGCGTAGTCATTAGCTAACTCATTTTTATTATTTTTTCTGTGCTCAATCTTTTCTTTTAGTGTGGCATTTGAAATCATAAAATTTCCCGAATAATTATTTTTTCCCAAACTTCAGCAGTTTGACCTGGGTCAATCGTACAAAAAGCATTCATGCCTTTATGATACCACACAGTCCACTCTCGAGGATCTTTTGGAGTTTGATATATTTCCCACTTTAATCTCATTTCAAAAACAGAAATATATGTTTCCATTTCTCTTTGATTTTCCAACACTCCATGTTTATTTAAAAAAACATATTCAAACTTGTCCCATCCATCGCATCTTACTTTATGGCCATCTAATAGCGCTTGCATTGCCTGTGTAAAAGTCATGTTATGCTCCAACAAAAAAGCGCCCCAAGAACAACGGCGGTGCGAAAGGATACCTTGTAATTCAAGAGGCGCTTAAATTTTAGTATTTACCTTTTGGTTTTGCTTTTGGCATTGGCTTTTTTGAGCCAGCTTTTTTTCCTGTTTTTTTCATAACCCCTCCTTTGGCTTTTTGAATGTTATCTTAAAGTTTCTGTAACCGTCACGCTTAACCATATACTCAGATGGTCCGACGAGCCCTGCACTTATGCTGTAGCTTAAGCCCTTAACTTTTTCCGCATCCCCAATGATAGTCAAAAGTTCAGCTTTAATGCCATCCTTTTGTGAATCAAGAATCCTAATTTGATCCGAAACTTTTTTGTATTCAATCGCAAGCTCATCCATTCTATCTGTAGGATCTAAGATTTTACCAGGCTCAGCATGAGCGTAAAGTTCTTTAATAAATTCAGCGTCTTTTTCAAAATTAACCTGTGGTTCAATGTTGTTCTCAATGTCATGCCAGAACTTCTCAGCCTTTTTAAAGATCGCATTCCCTATAGCTGGAGAGTAAGCCCTCTCGATAACAGTCAGGCTATTCCCTCCGACAAGAGCACAAAGATAGGTTTTGTTTTTACCAGACACTAGCATTTGATGCTGAACTTGAAGCTCAATGTGCGGAGGAGCTTCTAGGTTTATACCGTCATCAATCCAAGTCTTTGCGTATTGAATGCCGTCAACATTCTTAATTTCGACAAGAGCATCTTCTGATGGAATGTAATAATCAAACGATGCACCTATGTTTAAATCTTGAATTCTTGCATAATCTTTAAATGGCTCAATATCTGACCATCCTTTTTCTTCTGCCACGCCCCTAGCAATAGAATCCTCAAGCCTTGAGCCCCACTTCATTCTTTCGTTTTCTTCTATTAGATGAACTCTTTTTGATTTCTTTCTATGATACAATTCGAATTCTGTAAGATACGGGGATATTCCAAAAAGTGCGGCGATTTCTGTAGACGTTAAATCTTGAGACCTCATAGTCAGCCAATGGTCTCTTGACTCGGGCTTAATCCATTCGCGCTTAAGCATGCTCAACTCCTAAATGTGTTTTGTTGCGAGACGTTTTATGTATTATGTTGAGACATATTGCAAATAAAATTTCAGTTTTTGAATAAATGCCCGATAATTGTCTTATGAAAAAAATACTATTTATCAAATTAGCCGTTGTTTTATTAAGTGCGTGTCAACCCCCGTCAGGAGGTGGATCTTCTAGCGAAAGCGGAGTTTCACAGATTCCAATTGTTTCAAAGTCTTGTGAATCCACCTTGCAAAGAGCATGGGTCAATGAAGTAAATAATTTAGTTTATGAGTTTCATTCTAGTTGTATTGGATACATCCCTTCTTGCGATGCGCAGTTTGATTACAACATAGATGAAATTGACTACTCTGGAGGGACCATAAGCGTATCAGTAACTCATTCGGCAAATGTTACGGGATGCCCCTCAGTTGGAGAGCAGGCCGTTTGTACTTTTGACTATGAATCCGTTGCAGGACAAAGGAGCGGCATGTATGTCAAATGCGGAAATGGACCAGTTGTTTATTATAGAAATAGCCATGGAGTGCCTTAAAAAGGTTTAAGAAATCCGACCAAAACCATTGTCTTGGTTCCCTTTATGGGGCGCTCTGTTCGATAAGAACCGCCTCCATTTCTTTCAATCTCACCATTTGGCTTTAACCCTGAAGTTGTATTTCCTTCACAAAGAATCATCTGTCCTGGCTTATGTTCGAATTCTAAAACGCATCCTGTATGACCATTTGAACTCGGTGGATAATTCCAAATTGCAATTGCACCAGCAGCGGGAATCTTTTTTACTCTTTGTTTTTTAGAAGTCTTGTTCCAAACTGTCATACAATGTTCGCTTGCAAATATAGGTGAATCAATACCAGTCTTTACTTCAGCATAAGCAAGGCATGATTGAACATAAGACATACACCAAAATTCACCCTGCGCTCGGCCAATAGTTTCTTGAATAAGTTCAACTATAGGTCCATCATTGCGTCCTGATTTTTCGCGAACACCAACCAAAGACTCACAAGCCAAACGAAACAATGTTCGAGCATCTTTTGTTTTGATTGCCTCTTGAGCTAAACCATTTAATTTTAATTTTTCATCAATGTATTTAACAAGTTTAGATTCTATTGATCTCATTGTCTCGCTCCCTCATTGATCTTTTATTTATATTTAATTTTTGCCGATGAATAATCATGGCTTGCGGGATGTGAATTGTACAAGAAAAATTATTTGAGGATATATCATGATTAAGAGAAACAGTTATAACTTCAGCAGTTTCTCTAACAACAATTCCCACGGTTTCAATTGGATGATAATGAGATTCAATTTCGTCTATGTTCTTCCAAGCGTCCTCGGACACGGCATCTTTCCAAAGAATGTACTCTATGGCGTACTTCATTTTGAAAACCTTTTTCCATTAACGACACAAGAAACTTCATTGCCAGTTTGAAGTATTGGAATCTTTTGATGATAGAATAAACCAGATTCATGCTCAACATAAACTAAACCAAAACCAAGCTGCCATTGATGATGATGCTTAACATATCCAAAAACTTTGTCTTTTCTTTTGTCGCCAAGCCATCCCACAGAAAAACAAACGTGGTTCGTTCCATCAAGCCCTACAATATGCGACTCCTCAATTCGATGAATGTGACCATAAACAAGCGAGCAAAGGGCCTTTGACGCTGTCATTTTTGCCGAGCTCGCAAGAGGCTCATGCCTTGCCTTTAAATATGAATCAAGAATCTTGTGGCTTTGATTAGGGCCATAGGGAACAAAGGTCCAATTCGGACGGCCTGCTATTTTTAAAATGTGCTCTGTTGATGTAACGCCAAACAATTGAGGACAAACGCTTGAAATAAATCTTTCAAGTCTGAATTCGTGATTTCCTTCTAAAAAAATTTTCTTTGCATTCGGAACTGTTTTGTCAAACCAATCAAAGCACTCAATAACTTTTTCAACTTCCTCGGTCAAATTATGTAACATTTGAGGATGCTTCCCATGCCCATTAACCGCATAGAAATCAGCGAAATCACCAAGGAAAACAATTTCTTTAATATGTGATTTATGGTGTTTTATTACATCCTGAACAAGTGCAAATGCTTTTTTATGCTCATAGGGAACGTGTGTGTCTGGTATGATAACAGCTAATTCCACAACTCATGGTCACACATATTCACTTAAAGAAAAGCGTTGACTGAAAAATAGGACAAAGGTTTAGTTTCTAAAAGAGGTGTATGGTGGCTAAGGTCGAAATCATCATTGAGGATTTGCCAGGGGATAAAGTTAAGATAACATCTAATCCAAGTATGGAGACGATGATTAAGATGGAACTCTCGGGATCAAACGAACTTACCTCAGCGCATGGATACGCTTATGCATGCCTGAATGAAATTCGAAAACTTTCCAAATCCCAAGATCCAACAAATAAGTTACTCATCCCAAGATTAAAATGATGGTCGAGAGCCACATCTCAGAATGCGGCACTGTCATAATGATCGTCATTAAACAAGACGGCCAAGAAAACATCAATATAGAACTAGAGCAGGACGAATGTCGTAAGCTTATGCTTATGCTTGGAGACACTCTTATAAGAGCAGGGGTTATGCATGAGTTCCACACCGCCGCCAGACCAAAAGAAAAAAACTAATCCCGATAAATTTGGAAAACTTGTGGTTAAATTAAAACCAAGTCAGCCGCTATTTATAGGCGATGACATAGCCATCATGTATAATAAACACACTGACAATCAAATTAGCTTGCTCGTTATTGCCCCAAGAGATATCAAAATCAAACGATGAAAATAAATAATAAAGATAAAACCCATTGCCCCAAAGGTCATCCATACTCAGATGAAAATACTTATATTACAACAGAAGGTGGAAGGAAATGCAGGGCTTGTAAAAAAATAAAGTATCTTATCGACAAGCGTTTGCGTTCTCTATCGCATACTGTTTCACCGCTGCAAATAAAAACCCCATGAAGTTAATACTCGATCTTTTTATGAAATTAGTTGATCTACCCACAAATCCAAATGGATGCTGGATTTTTAAAAAACGTAAAGACAGATTTGGCTACAGCTCTGTTTCATTTTCTAATTCAAAACCAATGCTTGCTCACAGATTTTCATACGAGCTTTTTAATGGAGATCAGCCAGGGGATCTGTATGTTTGCCACAGATGTGACAATAGAGGCTGTGTAAATCCGGCGCATCTATTTCTTGGAACGCCTCAAGATAATATGGATGATATGTATAAAAAGAAAAGAGACTATTCTAGCAAAATTACTCATTGTAAAAATGGGCATCTTTACGATGAAAAAAATACATATACTAACAATCTAGGCCATAAGCGCTGCAGGACTTGCAATAGAGAAAGAGCTAGAAAGTTAAAAAGAAAATCACTTGCAAGTACAGTTGTTGATTAAATAATCTTTGGCTAAGGCAGTTTCTTTTTGAGATAAACAATAATACCCATCAGCTGTTTCAATAGGTACAATATCTGGCTGCCCTAAAGTAAAGTTTTTTTTGTCTATTACTGGATAAACACGCGCCTCGTTTAATTGAAAGTCTACCACAGTTGGATGAAAGTCAGGGGCATCGCTGCAAGAGAGCAGACTAGCGCTTGCTAATACCGTTAAACAAATCTTGTTCAAGTTTAATTTTTTCAGCACGCAATTTGTCCTTTTGTTCTTTTGTTAATCCGCCTTGCTTGTCAGATACTTCATCGTAGGCGAGAATAATTTTTTCGTATTTTTCAATTGTAGTGGCAATGTGCTCTTTAATTCGAGCCGCAGCTAGCTGTTCTTGTACTTCTTTAGAAGCAACAGACCATAAATACTCTAAGAGTTTTGGAATGATCGCAGCAATAAGACCAGCCAGCCACGCTTGCATATTAACCCACCTGAGCTTTTTCGATTTGCTCAATCAATGATTTTTTAAGCAATGGCAAAAGAACAGGAACCAATGCATCGTCAATTTTGTTTTCTGATTTTGCTACGACATCCATCAAAGCAGGCTCAGCAATCTCAGCGATAAGATCAACAATCATAGGCTTTGCGTGTTTAACAACAATCTCAAGTGATTTTTTTCCGATATCGTCCATGTTATTTTCCTTCCTTAGTAGTTTCAAGTTTTGTCTCGATCCTTGTTAGTCTGTCATTGATTTGAATTAATTGAATCCTAACTTCTTTATTTAACTCTTTTGATTCAGATTTAATTTCTGTAATCTGAGATGCAGAGGAGTTTGAAGTGTATGCAATAAATGATAGCCACATTATCCCTCCAATAACTGCAGGAACGCTTGCTATAACTGCCCATAAAGGAATAGTGGTCCTTTCGTTTAGGTTCATTATCTTGGTCCCGTAATTGAAACATAAGCATCAAAATCAGCATTTGGCCCATAAATTATGCACGATGTAGCACTTGAACATGAGCATGATGTTGATTGAACTGTTGCAGATTTTACAGTCACATTACAACTATATGGTGTTGCCGAAAAAACTCCAGATGAAATTGTAAGAGCGCATGATGTAGTTGATCTATTTCCAACAGAAAACAAAAAACCAGTTTGATTTGTAATTGATGACGAAGCATCGCAATTTATATCAGCGGCTTCAAATTTATAAGCTCCATTATAAGCGCTTGTCACCCCACCCACAAGCAGAGGAGCGTTCTGGTTCTCGATCCAGCCTTGGACTTGTACCCTTGCAAAAATATCAAATGTTTGAGTGTTTCCCCAATCCGTTCCTAACCTTTTTGTGACAGCCGCCGTGCCTGACGAACTATAACCTAAAGTTAAATAGGTTACGCTCGGCTCAATTAAAGTATACATAGCACCTGCCAAGCCAGTTGTCGCAGATCCCATGTTTCCAGCGATTTGGAGAGTAGCAATTGAACTAGATGAAGTAATCCCGGTTGGAAGAGAAACCCTAGCCTCAACCCCAGTATGTGAGCCAGTTGTAAACCTGCATTTTACAAACAAGTCTTGACCGTCTCTTTTGTGAAAACAAGTGGGACTTGTCACGGTCCCAAACCCAGTAAAAGTCGGAGTGTATGAAGTCCACGCATAATTCGACTGATCCATGCGAATAACATTTCCAACTATCCAACCTTGAATTGGAATTCTTGCAAAAAATGAATATGTATTTCCAGCGACTACAAGTGCATCCCCGTTTCTTTTTGTAAGACCCGAGGCTGTCGATGCTTGAACACCAAATGTTACATACCCAACTGATTGCTCAACTAATACATAAGTTGAAGATGCGTCCGCAGCAGTGCCAGTCATCACTCCAACAATCGAAAGAGAAGGCAATGTTGACATAGACAGCAGAGATCCTGGTAATGAAACTCGCGCCTCACTTGCCGCAGGCGAGCCTCCAATTGTGTAAGTACATCTAAGAAGTAAATCCTGACCTTCTCTTGCATGTTCACAATTTATAGAAGATTGCGAACCCATTGATGTAAAAATAGGTGTATATGAAGTCCACTGATAATTCGCGGAATCTGTTCCAATGTTCCTATTTAATCCAGCATAGAAATTATCAACCTTTATATTTGTCCCAGTCGTTGCATTCGAATCAATGACCAAATCATAAGGTCCATCAGTACTCGATCCGCAAGGAGCTTGAACTGTATATCTTTGAACTCTATTTTGTTGCTGAACCATGGCCGTAGAAGTTCCACTAACCTGAGCTCCGTTATTCTCAAGGTAAACATCATAATGAGGAACAGAGCTTGACGATGTAAAAACATCAACAGAGAATTCGCAGTTTCTACCATATAGCTCTCGATCAAATGCCTTTGCTCTAAGCTTAGCAAGACCCGAGGCTGATGTTGCAGTTAAACTCAAGGACTGAGTCCCTTGAAGTCTTTCAGTTGTAGTTAGTGCGCATGTAGCAAACGAAGTACAAGCTATTCCTGCAAGGTTTTTATCCATGTAAGGATTAACCGCATAGTTCCTAAAGCCTGAGTTATTCCCATCAATGTAATCAGCGCCTATCGTTCGAACCGTTTGAGCATGCGTAAACTCAGCGAAAAATAAAACTATAAACAATAAATATTTAAACATTAATCTCTCCTAGAAAATTCAGACCAAACTGTACCATTCCAGTATAAATCCAAAGTGTCGTTGTTATATGAATACCATGGACCATTAAGGCTTAAACCGTTACCATCCTCAAGCAAAATGTAATTGGCATCAGATGTTCCAACAAGGCGCATCTCTTGGCCGACGATAGTTCCATTTGTTATTTGAGGATTCGCTGAAACATCACTCTCTCCAGAGATAGATCCTACAACAAACACCATTTGTTTATTTGCAGTCGTTGACATGTGCGATGCGCCAGACGTAATGCCTGTTGCTGCGACTACAGATCTAGGCGATCCAGTTGATCCAAATAATGTTGAACTACCGCCGCCAGATCCACCGACAACTTGCCATCGTGTGGAGTTATTATCATAAGCCAAGATAATCGCAGAGCCTGCAAGCATCGTGAGATCTTGATTAGTCCCTGTCAGAATTCTATTTGCAGCCGTGCCGCCAGAGTTATTGATAATCGTAATGGTTGCGCCAGTATCATTTTTTAAAACGATGATCTGCCCATCTGCAGGTGAGGCTATATTGTTAATCGAAACAAGAGATGTATTTGTTAAATCAACGAATGATCTTGTCGGCGTAATGCTTTGATTTGATCCTGTTGTTGTAGAATCAACTTGCTGCTCTAGTCTTAAAAAAGACTGCATGATTAAAGATCCGGTCATTGTATCGCCAGCTTTTGCGACTCTTGCAGCAATGGCCGCATTTATTGTCGTAAGATCAGAGTCATCGAGCAGTAGAGATGTGTCAGCAATACCATGGATGTTTGTCGTATCAGCTTCATGGGCTGCAACGGAAACAACAGTAGGACCTGCATCAAGTCCATCGCCTGTTGGATTAACAATGATTGAAGCTCCAGGATTTCCAACTAAGCCAGCTGGTAAAACACCTGAAAACGTAGATGGATTAACCGTGACAGGTAATTTAAGAGAGCGATCAAGCTCATCTTGTTGTTGCTGATCTATCATCACAAGTTTATCAAACTGATCTTCATGAATCTCTGGAAAAAATGCGCCCTGATTTCTGATATCAGTTTCTTGAACAAGAGGGATCACTCGTCTGATAGTTAAAACGTAATCGACCTTTAAATCACCCTCAGCATCGATCCAGTCAAAAGCGCCATTTACAAGTGGGATAGTTCCACCATTTACTCCGCCAACTCCAGTCACTGAATAATGAGTTGTCTTAGTTAAAACAGTTTCAACGTCTGAGGTATCTCTGACAATGACTTCAATATCATCGTCGTCAAATATTCGAAACGTGTAGTTGTAGGTATCGACAGAACCATTCCCGACATAATCATTTCGATTATTTGCATTTGATAACGACATTTATAAACCTCGACTCATTTCAAAAAAAATTACTTATTTAGTCAAATCAATTTCCAGCCTTACCAGTTATTAAACCTCTGCTAAAATCTATAGGTCCAGTAGGCTCAGCCTTGCCAGACTCAACATCCATTAAATAACCTACAGGTCTACCCAAAGGTCCAGTTGGTAAGCCAGTCATGATACCGATCATTTGCAAAGAGTCTTTAATGGTTTTCTTTTTTAACTCACCGCGATCAACAGCATCTTTGTAAATTGCCGCCGGAACCCCTGCCCCTGCTTCAACAATGGATAGCACTGGAGATAAACTTAATCTGTCATCAGCGATATTCTTTGTGAACGCTTTATTGTAGGCTGCGACTCCTAGTTGTCCAACATACGGCACTGTTGCTGTTGCTGTTTTAAACTGCGAGCCAAAGAATACCTTCATCGCATCATCTAAGTATTCATTGTCATCGTCATCATCCCAACTGTTTCCCATTGCTCTGACAATAATCTCAGATAAAACTGCAGGCAGCATAAAGGCTGTAAGGTATAAATAAAACCCTCTCCCCATGCCTTTTCTTAATCCCACGTCTCTTTGAATTCTCTGAATCTCTGAACCATTTAAATTTGCCAACATGTTAAAATAAGAAACAAACTGCTTAAACATCATCTCAGTCGGAGTCCCTGTTTCAAACCTTGAAACATCCTCAGGATTTGTTGTCCCTTGAGTTGTTCTGACTGCAGAGTCTGCCATCCTGACAGCTTCAAGATCAGTCATCTTTTGCTCAATAGCTTGATCATAAGCCCCTCGCCAAACAATAGCATTAACCATGTTTTGCGCATGCATCTGTAAAAAATAAGCGTGCCTTGATGAGAACTCTTTAGCCTTTTCAAAGGTTGTAGGATTAACAAGGATCTCTTTAACTTGCTGATGTATTTCAAAGATGTTTGATCCTTGAGTTGATTTCATCCAGTCAGATTTTTCCATGATCGCTTCGATCATAGCCTTATTATTAACAGTGTACTCAGCCATAGCGTTTCGAATGTACTTCGGCTGAACCTTAGACATAGCAACAACTAGACCTGTCACTTGCTGCAGAGTATTGGTCACATTGCCCATCATGATCTGCATGGCCACGTTTCGCCGCAATACCCTTGCAGCTGCGTCCGTTGCCTTACCTAAGCCTGTAGCTGATGGAAGTATAGTCTGTTGCTGAGCAGCTCTTTGAAGCCATGGCACGAGCATTTCAGATGCAATCTGGGTATCGATCTTTGAAACAGATTGTCTAAAGCCTGGATCAAGAGCAATCCTTGAGACCTCTTTAACCCTTGGCTCGATGTAAGTAAATCTCAATACACCATCGATATGCCCACCTAATAGATTCATATCGAGAGATAATGGAACAGTGTAGCTTTCCACACGAGATTTTGTGAACCCTTTGCCAGTCGTAGGAAACTGAAACGAGTTATTGTTATTCTCAAACTGCTCTCTCTCTTGCCTGACCTTTGCGTCCTCATTAGTATAAGGATCTGCTTTTGCTGGGACATAGCCGCCTCGAAACTTAACTGGACCTTCGCCGAAATCAACCTCAAGCTCTTTGGCCGTGATCTCGTTAAAGTAATACCCAAACATTTCCTTATGAGCCTTTTGAGATTCAGGCTTTAAAGACTCCAAAAGATCCCAAACATTTTGCGCGAACTGGAAATCAGCCTTAGTTAAAACCTTTTGCTGAACCATTCTCTTAATGAATCGATCCCAGTTCTCGGTGTTTAAAGTTCCATCTGCGTTTTGTTCGCCCCATTTGCGACCTAATAGTAATTTCCTAAGATTAGATTCATTGCCTGAGTGGAGAACTGCCATCATGAGCTCAGCTTTATTTTGAAAATTAAACTCCAAATCATCAGCAACAATTTTATCGTTTGTTAAATTTGATCTGTATCCATCAAGCAAGTCTTTGTACTTTTTAAGAACTTCATTTTTCTGAAGGCGATACTTTGTCGTCGCATCAGAAATCGGCTGCCAAATATATTTATGGAATGGACCATTGTCTTGAACGTCCATTGCCTTTGCCCATGACTCAACTCTTGTTAAAGACGCACGAGCTCCGAGCAAGATCATTTTAATCTTACCCCATTTGGTCACGGTTTCTTCATACTGAGTTTTCACATCTGGAGTGATCGCATCGATTTGAGTTAGGAGTTCTTCTTTAACTTTATCAGCGCTCATCTTTTTGCCGTCGATCTGAATCTCTCGTCTTGATTTTGCCAGGTCATAAAGAGCGTCAACAGAATCTCTCATCTCAACGAACACATCAAAGGTCACGTTCTCATAGTTTCCTTTTTGTGCCGTCGCTGAATCATACAAAGCTTTAACCATAGAGTAGGTTTCAGGATCATATTGCTTCATGGATTTTAAATACTCTTCAGCTGTCTTATCAGCCCTGACAATTCCAAACTCTGCAAGGATCGCTTTTGCCGCATTGACTAGATCAACGTCTCGGCTCTTAGCCATGTCCTCATCTTTTCGAAACATTTTTTTAAATTTATCGAGGGATTTTTTAACATCCTCTTTTGCATCCATCGCTTGAAGATAGAGCTCAAAGTTCAAGTATTCTTTTCTCTTTGCTTCAAATGCTTTTTCAAACTCGCCTTGCTTATAAAATTTCGCAGCTTGAATAGAGAATTTCTTTTCGCTGTTTCTATAAATATGGGGCTTGATATCTCGAACGTTTGTTGCTGCAATTAATTTAACCGCTTGTTCTTTCACCGCTTTATCACTTGGCATTCGGCGAATTAGCTTTGACGCTACCGTCTTAAGAACTTGCGGATCATTCGTCGCCAGGTGTTTAAGCTCCATCCTTTTCAGCTTTCTATAATTCTCATTATGGAGAGCTCTCATCGCCTCTTCAGATAACTCTGGAGATTCTAATAATTCAGGATAGGTTTTCTTGATTTCTTCAGCTGCCCTGCCCTCGACATAAGAATCAATTCCTTTTGCATAAGGGGCCATTGCAGATAGCATCTCTTGACCATTAGCGTATCCAAACATCGTCGCTACAACATCAGGATGAACACCCTCACCTTTAACAGATGATCCTCTTGGAATGGTTTTCTTAAACTCAGAAAACTGTTGATCGATAATTTCTTTTGATAATTTTAACTCACCCTTAATCGCAGCCATTGCTTTAAACTCTGGCATGGCCTGAGCTTTTTCTATCTCAGCTGCATAGATCTCATCGTACTTATTCTTGTAAGCCTGATCCTTGGTCCTGATTAAATCTTTCATGACCTTGGCTCTGAGCTCATCCTTAGCATCCATATTGGCAAATGCTGCAGCTGTCAGGTAGTCCATAGTTTCTTGCTCAGATAAACCTGCTCGCCTTGGATCACCCTGAAAAATAGAGGCTACTCCAAGATTAGACTTAGCAAGATTGATCTCTTCTTCAGTCGCAAGCATTCGATCAAAGACTCCCCTGATCTCATCTGTCATTTCAACATTAAGTCCTGAGGCCTGTCTGTAAACAGAGATCAGCCAGTTTTTAAATGTATGAAACACTTTCTTTAAAGCTTCAGACGGTGATTTACCTTCCATCATGTACGCTTCAAATGATCTTGCAAAAATCTCATGCTGATCAGTGCCTACTTCAGATCTGGATTTAACTCCGACATGAGCAAGCATCTTTTGGTAATCATCTTTAATAGACTGAGGCGCATTCTTAGCTTCAGCAAAATCGCCATACACTTCAAAAAAGAAATGGGCAGACTCGTGAAGGAATGTTGACTCATCTCTTGTTTTAAAAAGATCAATATTAAATTGTCTGTTGTTCCCGAATCTGATTTGACCTCGGATGTCTTGTCTTAAATTTTTACCATCTCTAGATTTACGAAAAGCGTTCCCAGCGTCAGTCTGCTCTTTTCCTGCAGTAATTTGTTTTCCCTCTAAAGACTCTACATAATCATATACAGCTGTGCCAATACCCACACGTTGAGCATTCTTGTTTAGGGTAATACCAATTGGTTCAATTTCACTTTCTTTAACTTGATAAACCATGCTTCCAACAAGCTTTCCAGAAGCATTTTTAATTGCGACTCTTTTTTTACCTTCAGCTATTGAGTCTTCGGTCAATGTATTATCTATAAATATTTTATATTGCTCACCATTCTTTGCTGTAAAATCAATTCCAGCTTCACTTACTTTCTTCTGATACAATTCCTTAGCGCCGCCAACAGCCTTTTGCATATACATCTGGTCACGTCTTTTGACAGCTCGGTAGCCATGAAACCTAAGCATCTCTATTGCCTGCTCTGCATTTGCTCCAAATGATCTTGTGTTAAAAACAACAAGAGGTGATCCGTTATCAACAGCCATCTTCTCAGCTGTTTCAAGTAAGGCCGCAGTGTTCGAAGTAAGCTCTGGATCATAATTAAACTGATTTACATCAACGACTGCAGATCCATCCATGCCTCTTGATAAGCGCATGTTCATTGATGACTTTCCATCAAGTGATTTAAACGTGACAGACTCATCGTCTTGAACTTCAGTTGTTAAAACCTCATTAGCACCTTGATTATAGATGGTCGCGATATCAATGGTCGGCATTTCAGCTTTTGAATTAAAGAAATTAATCTTAACGCCATACTCTTTATAGATGTCAGCTGGCATTTGACCAGTTCGATATCCCAAGATCTCAAGCTGCCTACTAAATACAACAGCATTATTCTTGGCCTCTTTAGGTGACATGCCACCATTTCGAAGCTGCTCTTCGACGCTCTTTAAAACTTCTTTCGCTGAGGATTCAACAGTCGCGATCTCTTCATCTGACTTACCATCTTTGGCTTTATTGTATTC